TTAACACACTTTATTTAAGATATCTTACGGGTGATGGATCCACAGACGCAGTTCACTTTTCTCCCGGTGAAACAATCCGTGTAATAGAATCTGAAACCGCCGCTCAAGTTACTGATACTTTTGTAGTAGATGATTCTTTTGAGGAAGGCAATTATTATTATGGTAGAGGGTCATTTGTAACTCTAGATGATGGTATTATTTTTCTAGATGGTAAGTTTCTTCCTTTTACTAAAACTACTCTCGAACTACTAAAATATAATGCAGATCCCTATTTTAGAATTGGTTTTGAGGTTGTAGAAAGTATCGTCACACATGAAACTGACCCCGATCTTTTGGATCCCGCACAAGGTACATTCAACTATGCCGCGCCAGGTGCCGACAGATATGTGACGACCGCATCTCTGGTTAAATATGCGCTTGATGCCACGCCAGGTGACGAGTTCTCTGAGTATATAACAGTTGTTGCTGGTCAGTTACAAAATGTTATGAGCGAAGACCGCATTTATGCCGACCTTGGTCGCAATCTTGCAAAGCGCACTTTCGATGAATCTGGTAACTATACCGTAAAAGCGTTTCCTATTTTAATCAAGGAACACCTCGACACCGGAACCAATAGCGGTCTAATACCATATAATGCGACAACCCCCGCAGCCGGTGGTGATGAGACACTTTTAGCAATTGGTATCGAAGCAGGTAAAGCATATGTTCGCGGTTATGCATACGAAACCAGACAAACAGAATATATAGTTGTTCCAAAAGGAAATACAACTAAGGTTGTAAATGAAGTTCCTATTTCTACTGCATTTGGTAGCTATATTCTAGTAGACAACTTCTGCGGTAACTGGGATATTGCAGCGGGGGATACTGTATCTCTTCGCGGTACCGCAGCGAATGCTATTGGTACTTCTGGTTCTCCAACGGGGGGCGCACAATCTGCTACAGGCGCACCAGGATCACAAATCGGTACAGCTAGAGTTCGTCATATCGTTCACGAGACTGGTACACCAGGTGCATATAATACGCAATTCCGCATGTATCTCTACGACATTCAAATGACATCTTCATATAACTTCGAAGATGTTAAGGGTGTTTACTATGATACAACCGCCGATGGTCATGCAAATGTTGTTCTCGTGGATAGTAAGGCGTATATTTACGAAGGTAAATTTAACAGTCTTCTTTTCAAGTTTCCTGCTAGAGCATTGAAGACTACAAATCCTGTTTCTGTTGACAATAGTTTTGTTTATAGCAAACAATTTGATGACACTATTGATGGCAGCAACACCATTACATTCTCGGTAAGTTCACCCGAGAGTTTTCCGTTTACTGTTGGAACACTGACTAACACAGAAATTCTAGATAATATCCTCATTACTACCAAGGCTGCTTGCACGATTAATAGTGTGGCATATGAAATCGGTTCAGTATTAAATCTACAATCCACTGCTAGTGTAACTGTAACTAATACTGGAACACAGATTACAGTAACTTTCCCTGGAGCAATCAGCGCGGCTACAAACATTCGCATTCACTGTAAGGTACAAGTTGCTAACGCAAACAAAGTAACTAAGGAACTTAAAGAAAGCGCAGTAGTTGTTCTGGATACCGAAGATAGTGGCAACACCACGGGTACATATAATTTGGGCGCGTCTGATGGTTACAAACTTCGCACGGTCAAGATCGGTGAGTTCGATGATCTCGCGGCAACTGTCCAGGCAAGCGGAACAGATGTGACTTCGTTGTTCAACTTTGATAATGGTCAACGAGACGGCTTCTATGCGAACGCCAGAATTGTTAAAAAACCAGGTGCAAGTCTTACGCTAACAGACAAAAAGTTGGTTGTGACATTTGACTATTTTACTCATGGTGGTTCTCCATCTACTGTATACAACTTCTACACCGTTGATTCATATCCTGTAGATGACGAAACGACACCAGCGGGTAAAATTCGCACAGAACAAATTCCAATTTATACCTCTACAACTTCCGGGGTCACATATGATCTTCGCGACACACTAGATTTTCGTCCTCGCTGGGATGATACTATTACATTCACGACAAGCCCTGGCTCAGCGACAGTTAATCCTGCAGTAGGTTCTTCACCTAGTGGTCCTACTGGCGCGGCTATTATAACACCTTTCCCAACAGAACAATTTACTACGGACATTGAGTATTATCTGGGACGTAAAGATAGAATTGTTATGGACGATGAGGGTGTATTCTCCTCTGTATATGGTGTATCCTCTTTAAGTCCACTTGAACCAGTAGAACCAGATAATACGTTGTCTATTGCGATTGTGGATATTCCTCCATATCCTTCGCTGGCACCCAGCGTTGCTAAGTCTGTGGGTAGACCGGATTATGGGGTTAAGTATAAGACGATTGATAATCGTCGTTATACAATGCGCGATATTGGTCAGCTAGAACAACGACTGAATCGACTGGAATACTACACTTCGCTAAATCTACTAGAAAAATCTGCCAGTGATTTGAGTATTACTGATACCAACGGCCTAGATCGCTTTAAGAACGGTATTCTTGTAGATGCCTTTACTGGGCACAATGTTGGTAATGTTTTAAGTAATGAATACCATATTGCTATCGATCCTGCCGCAAAAGAAATGCGTCCGTTCTTCTTCATGGAAAATGTGGATTTACAATACGATTCAACAAATTCCACCAACATTACAAAAACTGGCGATCTACTGACACTGCCGTATGAAGAATATACGATGATGAGTCAGATGCAAGCATCAAAGTTCCGTAATTGCACCGGTGAACTATTATTCACATATATCGGTGAAATGGACCTCGATCCTCCTGTTGATAACTGGACAGATACCGCAACTCTTCCTGACATTTCTGCAAACTTTGACGGCAACTATGATGCATGGGAAACTCTTGCGGATGCATGGGGTACCCAGTGGGAAGATTGGCAAGATACTGGAACTGGTAGAGTTACAACAAATACACAGGCAGCAGCAGGTAACACCGCAATACGAGGCGATACTCTTTTCCAAGAAGATATTGCTATTGTAACGACTACGACAGACCAAAGACAAACTCGTCAGGGCGTCCAACTCACGGTAACTCCGGAAACACAAACTCAAAGAATTGGTCCTAGAGTAACAAATACTTCCATCATTCCGTTTATGCGTTCTATTATTGTGACGTTTAAAGCAACGAGAATGAAGCCGCTTACTCGTGTATATCCATTCTTTGACGGTGCTACTGTTGAGGCTCATTGTCGCCCACTGTCTGGGGTTGTTAGTGGTACAGCAAATTCTGTTCAAAACTCATCGCTTGCAACTGGCAATTATGGCGCGGCGCTGATCACGAATGCGTCGGGTGAATGCTTCGGCCAATTCAGAATTCCTGCTGGTACTTTCCGCGTAGGAGAAAAACTCTTCAGACTTGTGGACGATTCAAAAAATAGAGCCAAGTTTATTACTACCTCTGCATCAATGACATTCTCTGCAAATGGTTTATCACAAAGTGTTCAAGATACTGTAATCTCGACAAGAGTTGCCAACGTGGCAGCCGTCAATCTCTCAGATAGTAGATCGGTTTCTGATAGCAATACCACGGTAAATCGTCTAGGTGAAAGAGCAGTTGGTGTTGTTCAAACAACAGTTGTAAATAATACATTTACAACAATTAATAATACCACAAATGTTACAGAAGTTACTCAGGTAACCCAGGAAGTAAATAATACTCAGGTAACACAAGTGACTAATAATGTCACAAATGTCACGAATGTTACTCAGGTAACTGCTCCTGACCCGGCGCCTCCTGTTCAACCACCGTCGCCTCCTGTTCCTCCGATAGCAGAAGTCGTATTTGATGACTTTATATTCCCAACAGACTTTATGAGGTTTAGACTCGATCCAATCGCGCAGACGTTTATGGTTTCGGAAGTGCCGTTTGGATGTTATGTGACTTCCATAGATACTTACTTTAAGAAAAAATCTACTACAAATCCTATCACATTGCAACTACGAGAAGTGGTAAATGGTTATCCTGGTGATAGAGTAATTCCTTTTGGTGAAGTGACATTATCTCCCGGTCAGGTAAACATCGATGCCGAAAACGGCGCGACTTCAACCAAGTTTACTTTCCCATCACCGGTATTCCTACAAAACAATACCGAATATTGCTTTGTTCTTCTGCCAGCGGGTAATGATCCTAACTACGAGATTTGGGTTTCTGAATTGGGCGAAGACCAACTTAACACAACAACTCGTATTTCAGAACAGCCTAATGTCGGTGTTTTATTCACATCTGCGAACAACAGAACTTGGACTGCATGGCAAGCAGAAGATATTAAGTTTAGTTTGCAGAGAGCAAACTTTGAAATCGGCACAACTGGTACGGCCACACTGAATACACATGATATCGATTATGCAAAATTTGATTCCTTCTCAAGTTCTGAATTTTCTCCGGGTGATAAAATTCATGGATTCTCGTTTAATATAATCAACGCAGGTACTGGTTATGGTAGTGCCCTCGTTGCTACTGTTGCTGTTTCTGGAACTGCAGGCCAGTTTACTTGCGGTGCTTCGAAACTTGTTGTTGGTGATCTTATAACTATCACTGGTACTCTGGGTGGTACTGCTACAATATCTGGGTATGCCACAGGAACTGTCTATAAGGTTTCTGCTGTTACAGGTTCGGTTGGCGCTGTTACTGGGTTCACGCTAACAACTCAAGCTGATGTTGCAATCGTAACTACTTCTGGCACGCTAACAGGTCTGACATACACGGTTGCAACGGTTGTTGCTCGCACTCTTTCAGGTGGTGGTGCAACAACCAATGCCACGGTTGCAGTTACTGTTACCGGTGGCGCAGTGACTAATGTGGCAGTGACAAATCCCGGCGCTGGATACACAAGCAATCCGACTTTGACTATGACTGGTGGATCGAATGCAAATATAGGTGTTACTCTCAATTCCGGCTTTGCTCATACTTACGATACTCTATACAACGTTGCTAAGATTTATGTCGAGAGCGGAGACTTCACTGTCAATGACCGAGTAGGCAACGGCACTTCTCATGCTCTAATAGCAGAACTTGAGGATAAAGTGTTGAATGCATTGGGTGCCAATCTTGCATATATGGATCATACTCCATGTCAACTTATTTTTTCATATTCTGCCACGACAAATACTGGTTCCGAAACAGAAGCATCGACATCGTATGAGAATTTTGTGCCAGATAAAACCACAGAGTTGACTATCGATGCTGCTATTCGCTCATATTCAAATGAGCAAAATGATCTCGATGGAGACAAGTCGTTTAAAATTCAACTTGGTATGTCATCACAAACGTCTACTGTTTCGCCTGTTATCGATCTTAGAAAATGTTCTATGATTGTAATCGCAAATGACGTTAACAATGATGCGACAGACGAAGATATTGGTATCGGTGAAGCACGGTCCAAGTATGTTTCTCGTCAAGTTGTTCTTGATGACGGACAGGAAGCAGAAGACCTTAGAGTATATCTAAGTCAATATGTTCCAAATGGAACAGACGTAAAGGTATATGGCAGATTCCTACATCAAAGTGATCCCGCACCGTTTGAAGAAAAAGATTGGATCGAATTAACAACTACTCCGCCGACTGTCACTTCATCCAGTTTCATTGAGTATACATATGATATTCCATCGACCGAATTGAATGGTGATGGCGTATTGGAATATACCACTGACGGCGTAACTTACACGGGCTACAAAACTTTCGCAGTTAAAGTAGTTCTTCTTTCAGATCAAACCAGTGTTGTTCCAAAATGTCGTGAACTTCGTGCAATAGCTCTACAGGTATAACATGGGACAAAGATATCATCTGGACGACACAACTAAATATGTTAGAGATGGCCATTCAAAAGCCATTATTTCTACCGATGTTGCTGGATTATCAGCATACAAAGCTAGAAAAAACAAAGATAGAGAACAAACAAATCAGCTTCGACAATTTGAAAATGATATAAATAGTGTGAAACAAGAGATGCTAGATATCAAATTGTTGTTGCAGCAAATATTACAGAACCAAGGTAGATAGATATGGCCACAATTACACTTAGATCCGTAAAGGGGTCGCCACTTACAAATACCGAAGTTGATAATAACTTCAACAATCTTAATACTGACAAGTATCAATCGGGTGACAATCCTACGTTTGGTAATCTTACTCTAACGGGTGATCTAAAGCCTTCCATCTCGGCTACAGTTTCTGCGGCAGGAACAAACCAGTCTGGAGCAACAGAACTTTCGGATGTTTATAATATTATCACTACAGTAGGTTCTGGAGCAGGTGTCAAACTTCCAACAGCCGAAGCCTCGTTGACCTATACACTTGTTAATACTACTGCAACAAATCTACTAGTTTATCCAAACGTATCAGACAAGATTAACGGCGGAACGGTTAACGTTGCTGTAACGGTGGCTGCTGGATCATCTGCTACTTTTGTTGCTAAGGATGCTACAGATTGGTATTCACTGACACCTCTGTTGGTATTTGATTCAAGCGGCACTAGACTAAATTAAGGTTATAAAAAATGAACCCTTTAAAGCTCAAAGCATCTGCTACACCGATTACTTCCGCAAACTTTCAGGGTTTGCAGACCATGTCAAATACGGAAGTCAAAAATTATATTGCAAATAAGATCACAGTAGGATTTGCTGGTGCAGTAGGCAATGGTTCTAATACTGCTGACCTTAATATTGATACAGCAAACGCACTTTCTGGTACCGCAATCGGCACATTTGTTGATACGGACAGAACAGAAGCGACTGGTACTCACCCAGCTACAGGTGCTATAGCCACCGTAACGTATTATGCAAAGCAAATTACTGCTACTGATAATGGCACAATAACAAATCGTCCGCTACAATATGACACTGCAATTCAACAAATGACAGATGCTCAGATCCGCAACGATATTATTGACCAAGCGGTTACAGCCATGGTTACCGAATCCGCGTATACTGCAGGCCAGTATCGTCTTGCTGGCTCAGCGCCAATCGGTGGTACATGGACATCTCGTTATACAATTACTGACGTTGCAAATGGTGGTAACACAACTTATTATCTTTGGCAGAAGACTGCGGCCACAACATCGCCTGATGCCGATCTTCGCCCACTAAAGACATACAGCGGCAATAACGTAAAGCAAATGACCGATACTGAAATTCAAGAAATGATTCCTTATTTCAGAAATCGTATTATCAGCACCAGTGTTGGTACATATAAGATCCAAGCATCATCGCCATCTCCTGGCACTTGGGTTAGCATGGGTTCAGCTTCTGATACTCGTGAGCAAGTCGCATCTGAAAACTATACAGGCTCTTATAGTGGTACTAGAACATATTCGAACGCAGCATACGCTGGTACTAGAACTTATACACCAGCGGGATATGCAAATACTTTTGCTGGTACCAGAACATATTCTAACGTAGCATATGGCGGGTCTAGAACATATTCTACCTCTTATGTGACTAACTTCTCTGGTACTAGAACGTTTGCCGGCAATAGAACATATTCTGGATCTTATACGACCAACTTCGCGGGGACTAGACCCTTTGCAGGTTCAAGAACATATTCTGCCAGCTATATTCTATATTACGGTGGTTTTGTTGGCGGCACCTTTGCGGGTTCGCGCACATATTCGAACGCAGGATATGTATCGGCTTCAACTAATTTTACCGGAACATTTGCAGGTACTAGAACATATTCGAACGCAGGATATGTATCGGCGCCAACAAATTTTGCCGGTTCATTTGCCGGTTCTAGAACATACTCAGCCAACTATTCTGGTTCCAGAACTTATTCTGGCACATATGCAAACTCATTTGCCGGTTCTAGAACATATTCGGGCGGGTATTCTGGTTCCCGAACCTATTCTGGAACATATTCTGGCACATATGCAGGCGATACAATTCAAGCAACTAAAGATACAGTATCAACAGTATCTCTTTGGATTCGTACCGCTTAAACTATACTATATACTTTATATTATTTCTTTTTATGGAGAGTTGAATGATTGTGGATGAAGAAGCCGTCGTATTGGATTCGGCCATTATTGCCGAAACAAAAGATTACGAAGAACCTTTTTGGTTAAATAAAGAACTAAAGCAAGTAATGGTAATTATCATCTATCCAGATGGTAAGAGATTACCCGCATCTGTATCAGGTGAAGGTGGTAATCCAGACTATATTGCTATCATGGAAAAGTTTACCGAAGAAGAGATTGATGAAAATACTCGTCTTCGTGAAGAGCGCCGCACCGAAGAAGTTCGCCAGCGTATGGAAAGATCAAAGGTCGATCAACAGCGCCGCAAAGACGAGACTCTTTTCGAGGCAAAGCTAGAAGCCTTTGAAGTAGCTATCATAAAAAATTCCACGAACAAAGCCTTAAAAACTAAGATCCGTAGATCGAAGTCTGCGCTTGAAGTTATGGCATATGCTACCATGCTGATCATGGAAGAAGAAAAGAATGCAGAATAACGGATTTGTTTATGTAGCATCTCTTCGTAGAGGTTACTATAGAGCCGCGAAAAACTCTGCACTATCACTTCTAGACTATTGGCCAGATGCAAAGATTACATTGTTTACTCATCCCGAATGGATAGAACCAGGTGATGAAGAAATCTTTGAGAACATTATTACAGATGGTGTTCCGTATCACAAGAGAGCCAAACTATGGGCGCTAGATAAAACTCCATATGACTTGACAGTTTATATGGACTGTGATACAGAGGTTCAGCACGACGATATTCTAAAAATCTTTGATCAGATTCCAGATGATGTGGATGTAATCTTTACTGCTAATCGTCCGTATAACGCTGCACTAACTAAACTTTCCGAAACAGAGGAAATGACGGAGCATTGCGGTCTATTTGTCTATCGTAATAATGAACAAACACTCAAATTGATGAGTGCTTGGTGGGGCGAATATTGTAAGCAGAATGAAGCTGGCTACGATAGACAACACTATCCAAAAGAAGCACTCCAGTGGGACACATTTACAATGTGGCGCTTATTGACATATGGAGATATGAGTGTAAAAACAGGAAGATTTCCTGATCCAGATGCAAGGTGGAATTTTGTCATTGGTTATAAAGAAGAAGAATTGCAGGGGCAAGAGATTGTCATCTATCACTATACGTTACCGCCATCCGTATTGGACAAATAATGAAGGTTTCTAAAAATATAAATCCAGAACTTCTGAAAATTCTTACTCCTTATGCGGAGTGGTTCTTCTCACAAACAGACCACGACAAATTGAGAGAGCCAGATAGACGCCGAGGATTTGATATCGACACTGGCACTTCTGAAAAGTATATGAATCAACTAGTCGGCAAAGACGGTGAACATGAGGGGTATCCAGAAACCGCTTTCTGTTGTGATATCGGAATGGTAGATTCTGTCCCGACCACTCACCGCGAGAAGCAACAGAAACTCAATCGCGAATTAATTTCGTTTCTAGGTGCAAAGAACAACGCGGTTCATGTTTATTATCCAGAGAATGGATTTATGGGCTGGCACACAAACTGGAATGCAAGCGGCTACAACATTCTTCTTTCTTATAACACAGAAGAGAATGGCGGTTACTTTAGATATCTAGATCCAATAACAAAAGAAATGGTCACTCTTTGGGACCCCAAGGGATGGTCGGTCAAGGTCGGTTACTTCGGTAGGCGTAGCGAGGCCGATAAGGTCTTCTATCACTGTGCTGGGAGTCGCAGCAAGCGCCTCACTCTCGGTTATGTCGTTCCCCATGAGGACCTCTGGAAATCAATGGTTGAAGATATTACGGGCGTAGATTTCACCGATCTTTGATCTTTTGACGTTCTTTGTTTTTTGCTAGAAGTTCTTCTAAGATAGTCAAACTTTCATGCATCTTTTCAATTTCGTCTAGCATCTTTGGAACAGCAACCGATGCTTGGTTAATAATTGCCTGTTCGTAGTTTACCTGAGAAACGGTAGCAAGTTTAATTCTTCTACGCCGTAAGAAATCTTTCACTTTGCTAAGTAAAGAAGGTTTTCTCGCCTGAACCATATTCAACTGAGTAACTTGTTTGTCAGTTGCCTGTTGCCGAGCTTTTACAATTTGCTCTTCTTTTGCTTTTACTGCCGCTTCTTTTTCTCTAACAAGTTTTTCATTTTCTGCTTTTATAACTTGTAATTCTTCAACCAATTTTGGATCTGTAACGTGAACAGTTTCTATAACTGTTTCTGTTACCCTATCATTTTCTCTGGTAAGTTTTTCGTTTTTCTCCTTGAGAATTTGTAACTCTTCGACTAATTTTGGATCTGTGACATGAACAGTTTCTACAACTGTTTCTGTTACTGTCTCAATTCTCACTGGAGGATTTTCTAAAATCTCTTTTGCTTTAGCAATTATTTCTGCCGCGGCTTTCGTTTCTTCTTCTACTGCAAGTTTTTGTTTCTGTAATTCTTCGTGCTTTTCTTGTGCGATTCGTTCCCTCTCAAGTTCTTCTTGAGTGGGTTCATTAATCTCAACTTCAATAATTTCTTCTTGGAAATTTCCATCAATCCACTCTTCCGCAACTACCTCAACAGGCACCGGCGGAAGTGATACTAACGGTTCTGGTATATAATCCTCAGGTGGAGGTGCAACAACTCTCGCTCTTCCCATATTACTTCCTTCCTATGACCATAAATCTATCAAAGTCTACTTTACCATCCCATGACCAATAAGACTGTTCAATCTGACCCTGGTATATAACGCTATTTATTCCAACGTTTTCGATATGGTCTTCAATCGTAGGAACACAGTTGATGCCATACATTTCTCTAAAAACATTTGATGATTGGCAGGCAAATATACAATCTGGATTTGCTGTTGTCATTTTCTTTAGCGGATACATCGTTTCACATCCGAGCGAAATTAAAATATCTGTTCCTAGCGCATTGATGTCATGGTATGCAAACGGAATATCCCAGTTAATATGGTCCAATTCTACTCCTGTTTCAGAATAGTGTCTGTTAAAAACTTTGGAAAGTTCTAATGCATCGTCATCAATGTCTATCAGATTCAATTTTCTAATTTCTAAGTTTTCACACAACAAGGGAATCAAAGGAATTCCTAACCAAGAATTTAAAACTGTGATATCTAATTTCTTATCCGGCATCTTAACTTTCTGCAATTGTTCTACCATCCAGATTGCAGCCTCCATGGTATTTGGATTCATAGATTTGCGAAAATCTTCATGCTTGTGTGGCATTTCATGGGCAATTTTATCCAAACCTTCACCCCAATACCGATGATTATTCAAAAAATTATAGTTTAACATCTTGTGGTCTTTCCATTGAATCATATAGACAGATAAGTGGTTCTTCACGAAGGACTTGTTCCCTTACGTCAATTGGCCACATGTATCCGTAGTTGTAACTGTATACCCAACCGTCTGGGAAAAAATTAATTTTTAAAAGATTTTCTCTTTTGTGCCCGAAAAGATTATCAAGACCGCGATAATGAAAAAACATTTGATCTGGATAATCTGTAACAAATTTGGTAATCTTTTCAATATCTAATCTATCATTCCATCTTAACACGCTAGAATTTAGATCGGTATATGCACGAGGAATATCTTGCGTATCACGTTTCATTTTCTTCATGTTATGCCAGTGGGTGCGAACAAATGTTAGACCATCTTCTGGGTCGTGGTCTACAATGCAATCGATGTTATTTTGAATGCCAATATCTAGGTCAAGAAATAGTTTTTCTCCATATTGTGGCACAACTCTTCTATCAAACAGATATAATTTATTCCACCATTTCTCGTAGTAATTATCCGCTGGAAGTGGAATTACAACAACTTCTGGGTGTAATCCAATTGGATGTTCTGTCAAGCAGTAAAAATTAAAATCTGTTGTTATGTGTTCTCTACATTGTTCAAGAACACGATTAACATGTTCTGAATCATATTTGAACCCCCATTTTACGGTGTAGATATTAATCATTAAACATTCCAATGCTCTAACAAATCAGAATCAACCAAGGATTCCTGTTTCACTTTACCGCGTCTATTGTCTTGGAATGGAAGTAAGTCCACGTTGAAGACACACAGTATACAGTCTTTTCTATATTTAGCTACTTCTAAATCACCTTCGTCCCAGTCGCGGCCGCGATTGTATGAATATGCAAACGTATTCGGAAAATGTTTCCATAGAGGGGTGTTGCTAAAGTTGCCCCATCGCCAACTATGATAATTGTCTGTGCCGTCTGTAAAGGTAAACCAAATACGTTCTTGATTTTCTAGAACATCCTGCCAGATACATTCTGTTTGATCGTCTGACCATACCATGCAACTACCATTAGTATATGCACCGTGAGATAACTTGAAGTTTCGTGACTTCATTGGTCTAGGGTCTTGCCACCATGACCGTAACTTGGTAGGATTCTCTAGGTCGTAAGTGATGATTGGCGACAAATCATTTTGTATGATGACATCAAGGTCGAAGAATACAAATCTTCCAGTGGGGTTATCTTCTGCGAAGTTGTGTGTATTGAAGATGAAGGTCTTTGGTCTGTCCCAACAACGTGCCATACCGTATTTAAAATCATCTGAACCAAACCAGTATTTCGGATGGATGTTGGGAATATCTGGGAAGTCGATAACTTTAATCTCGGCGTCAAATCCCTCACTGTTATCTGTATAGCAATAGAAGTGAAACTCAAAATTATCTGGAGTATGCTTCTTTGCCATCCGATAAAGTCGGTTGACAAACTCGGCATCGTATTTGGTGCCCCATTTACAACAAACGTAATTGACTCTCATTTCCACAATCCAATAATATTTTTGTCATGACATTCAGATAATTCAACGTGATCTTTAGTAGATGGATGAGGAACATTATCTGTATTAAATAAGCAGATTTTGGCATCATCTCTAAATTTAAAACGCACTATATCATCTGGATAATATCGTCCTCTGTTCCAAGAGTATACCCAACTTTCTGGAATGTTTTTCCAGAAGTCTCTTTGGCGCCAATAATGATAGTTATCACTACCCTTAAAAAATGTTTTGAAAACTATTTCGCTGTTCTCATAAACGTCATAATATATATGACGGCATTGGCCATATGACCAAAGCATCATACTAGAGTTGAAAAATGTACCTCTTGTTTCGATGAAGAACCTATCATCTATTTGATTTTCTGGCTGCCATAAGCAGTGAATTATTCTGGGTTTCTCGGCCAAGATATCAATCTCATCGATGTTATTTTGAATTACTACATCCAAATCCAAATAGCAGAACTTATCTTCTTCTTCGCAATCTAGCCATTCTTCTGAATTAAAAATTAAAAACTTGGCTCTATCAAAACAAAATGCTTCTTTTCCAAAGTAATATTTTGGGTGTAGTAAGTCATCATCTGGAATAGGATGAACTTCACACTCTAGGTTAGTGGCATCATCCGTATAACAAATAAATCTAAACTCTCCGGTATAATTCTTTTTTATCATGTGATATAGATTGTTCACATAATCAGTTGAGTATTTGTCACCCCATTTAATTGTTAGAAAGTTCATCATATTTCTTATCATATCCTGGAAAATAATCTAAACCATTGAGTAAACATACTGTATACTCTGGTCGGTATCTGTCTACAATTCTCTTCTCTGGGTCGTAGTAGTCTGCACCATAGAGAAAAGAATAAAACTCGCCTTTTGGAAACCACTTAAAATCAAAATTCTCGTGCCATAGAAATCTATCGTCACCCCAATACTTGATCATATAATAGTCCATGTCTTTTTCAAAATGTTCCCAAATCTCTTTGGCTTTTGGACTACCAGAGCGCCATAAAACGGCACTAGAATTATAGTTACTCAAGTATTGTTCGCTATAGGAACGAGCATGATTATCTACCCAACTTATATCCTTCCAATAAGTATAGCATATAGTTGGGCGTTCGTCAAGATAATTCCATAAATTATCAACATCTTTTTGTATTCTAATATCAAGGTCGAAGTAAAGAACGTCACCCAAGTCTTCTAAGCCATACATCCATATTTTAATGAAAGTCCCGTCAACATCTTCTGGTAATGGAATTATTTTAACTCTGGAATCGAGTGTAGTATCGTTCGTTATACAGGCATAATTATACTTACCGCCCGTGGCTTCGATAATACGATCTACATCTTCTTTAGAATATTTTGTGCCATATTTTAGCATCAATATCGTTTTCATAGTTCACCTAAAATTATAAATAAGTTCAAATACATTTATAAGGGTTCTTATGGCGCAGGTTCAAAATATTTATATCGATCAGGGAACAACCTTTAGTTTTGCTATAGAAGTCAGTGATCAATACGGAGATGCGAAGGATCTCTCTGATTATACTGCCGCATCTCAGATGCGCAAGTCTTTTTATACAAACACCGCAATAGATTTTACCGCAGCCATTACTTCTCCCTTAGATGGAGAAGTAACTATATCTTTGACGGCAGAAGAAACTTCCGAAATTAAAGCAGGAAGATATGTTTACGATATTGAAGTAGTGAGTGATGAAGAAACTATCAGAGTTCTCGAAGGAATTGTAGTAGTTAATCCAGAGGTAACAAAATAATGGCTATAAAAGTAACCGTTCCAAATTCTAAAACTATAAATACGAATGTAGTTAGCACACGCGGAGCTCAAAAGGTGGAGACTTTGGCGAATGTTGATGCAGCAGGATTACAGGATGGATATACATTGATTTATAACTCAGAGACTCTAAAATGGGAAGCAGTAGATCCTTCCACAAATGTTGCTCCTTTGTCCATTGACGGCGGAACTTATTAATACTAAAGACAATAACTAAAAAGGAATAGTCTAAAATGTCAACAATTATTCAAATTAAAAGAAGCTCGGGTGCAACTGCTCCTGCAACCACGGACCTCCTAGAAGGTGAAATGGCCTATGCACAAGACGCCAGCAATAGCGGCGTAGGTGCGAAACTATACATCGAGTCAGTGCAAGGTGGAACTGCCGCCATTCATGCTGTCGGTGGTAAGTATTTCACAGACAAGGTTGATGCTCGTCTTATCGATGCAACCACAACAGTTGGTGGCAAAGCAACCTTTGCTGAAGGAACAAACAACGGCGCTCACAAAGTAACTCTAAAGGCAGCCGATACACTTGCCGCTGACCTTACTC